TGCGTCATCAATGTGATCATCGATGTCCCGATCAAGCTCGTTATCTAGGTCGTCCATAGCGCTTGCCTGAGACGACGAATGTTCCATCCTTCTCGATGTAGATCAGGTCAACCTGGACGTTCTTGCCCTCGACGTACATGATGGCGAAAGCCTGTTGCCAGTTAGCCGATCCCTTTGTATAAGACGCCTTGCTAAAGTCCATGAGGTTGCCTACCTCTACGCCATGCAGAACACGCCCTATACGGCCTCCAGAGGCCTCTGAGAAGGACGATCTGCCTGCTCTGTGAGTATGTCCTGAGATAACGCTCTTGCCGTGTCTACGGGCTGCTTCTAGGGCTGATAGACCGCCTTGAGACTTGATAGGCGTGTGATCCCCGTGGACTGCGATCCAGCCTGGGGCAATGTTGTACGGCTTGCGATGGAAGGTGATGCCTAATTCATCCAGGCGCATAAACTTCTCGAAGCGCAGCTCTGGTAATGACAGGAATGATGGAATCTTGCGCATGATCTGTGTGTAAAGACGATCCGTGTGATTGGATCGAATCATCTGTGTTACCTGGAGATCGTAAAGTACCTGAATAGCCTCTTCGCGATCATCTCCAAGAGTCTGTTCGTATGCCTCTGGCGTTCCTTCTGACCATTTGCTAATTGTGTTGAAATCAATTTCGTCACCTATTGTCACTACTTCATGCGGCTTAAACTTACTGATGAAACTGGCTAGATTTTTGACTGCGTGTCGATCGTGGAACGGAACCTGTAGGTCGCTCACTATGACTATTCGCTTCATTTAATCCTCGTCGTCGTCCTCATAGGGTAGGCGATCCACGCGGTCGGGGATCGATGGCAGTATCCAATCAGGGTAAGCATCTCGATCAGAGATAATCGCTAGGCATAAATCAACTGCAAAACCTGCTCGCCTTAGTGCGCGGTACATCTCATGCAAGCTGATCGCCCATGCGTCTAACTGTGAATAAGTATCGAGATCGATGACTTTCTTTCGTGCCATGTCAAAAATTATCGCTCTAAGAGGATGTTATAAATCTCATCGACACGCGAGTTTAGTCTTTTAATTTCAGACAGAAGATGAGTGATGACGTAACCAGCAAGGCCACCGATTACGGCTAGGCTTGCAAAGTAAAGCGTGATGAAGTCAGTTGTGTTCACTTCTTCTCCACTGTATCTACTGCGGCTTCGATGGCATCTACGACGATATCGGCAACGGCCTTCTTAGCGCGGTAGGACTTAATGGCAGTACGGATCACAGGGATCGCTATGAGTCCAAGAGTTGCATAGATAATTGCTTCCATTATTTACCACCTATCATCGGGATATTGAACCAATTAGAGTCTTCATCGCCCTTGATAGTAAAGCTGACGTGCGCGTGATGATTATGCTTATTGATCCCATCATAAGGACGCCAAGCCCAAGCCTTCTTAGATGAGGCGATGCGGCCATCGAAGATGATGTAACTGATTCTTTTATCGCCAGACTTTGCAAGGAGTCGAATCTGATCAACCAAGTCAGGCATGACATCGGGCTTCCTGCCTTTGCCTGCAAGGTCGCGGTCAATGTCGATGGCACGAACCCATCCTTGTGCATCTGGATTATGATCAGACTTGCGCGCAGCGTGTCTTGTATCGCCGATCCAGCCGTCCGAAGTTCGATCTCGACCGGGGAACGCATCATCGATCTGCTCCCGTAACTGAATCGCAGACTTAGAAAGTCTTGGCTTCATGCAAGAAGTAACTTCGCTTCGTCTTCGGTAATGCCTAGACGTTCAAGAAGTGCGGTCTTAGCTTCCGCTTTCTCAGCAGCAATGCGATCTTCTTCCAATTTTTGCGCAGCAATAAGTTCTGATTGGTTTGTTAATTTAACCAGTTCTTCTTCTGTTGCTGGTCTTACTTCATCGTCAATTTGTACGTTGATCATACTTACTCCTTAACTGTTCTGATAACCATAGACGCGGATTGTTCCGCCTGTAAGAGTTCCACCCGCTGTGGTAAGTGTGAAGGCCGTGTAGGCGGTTGTGTTGTCTAAAATCCCCTGAATGAAACCTACTTCAGTCGTTGTTTGCGATACTGATTGAATTACTGTTGGTTTTGCGAGATTTGGTTGTTGAACGTCAATTTTACAAGCTACATTTCCTGCGTTGTATGTAGTAGTCTGAAAAGATGTTGTGTTATTTCCATTGACTTTACTATTAGCCGTACCATCGACAAAGAATCTCGAACCCGCCCAATAATAGCCAGTCGCAGTCGCCCCGAAAGTCAATTTTAAGTCTTGAGTAGTTGAAGCAGATCCACCGCTAATTGTGATTAAATAATTATCATACGTCGCGCTGAAAGCTGAAGTAACTGTGACGCTGGCAACAGTCGTGCCGATTGCTTGGCTTGTTACCAAAGTTAAGCCGCTTGCAGCCGCGGCAGGAGTAGCCCATTTTAAACCTGTAGCTTCGGCTGAATCGGCGGTCAATACTTGATTATTAGTACCGACGCCAAGACGCGCATTGACTGTAGAAAATGTATAAAGATCGCCTTTAGTTGTCAAAGGTGAGGCGCTACCGCCAATGGCTACCCATGCCGATCCTGAATAATACTCGGTTGAGTTAGTGTCCTTTAGATAAGAAATCATGCCTTCTTGAGGGCTGGTAATGGCTGAGGTGCGAGCTGCCGCGCTAGCGAAAACCATGACTACCTGAGAAGCCAAATACCCGTTAGCGTCTGCCGCCGTGAGAACATCTCCAGTCGCGAACTCTTTATATCCTAAACCTGCTGCCATTGATTTTCTCCTAGTATCCTAATATGGACGTGCCTATTATACCCGACGTGGCAGATCCTATGATGAATCCTTCCACAATGGGCTCAAGTGTTGTAACTGTGCATTTCATACTGTTAGGGCTGATATTCCACTCTAAGCCCTGTACCTGCAAAGTCTTAATAATGGTCGAGCCATCTGGTTGGACGTTAGTGATCTTGACGTTATCAAAGTAATCGAGGCCGATCATCGTGTCAGTCGGCACTGCCGTATCAAGTAGATCGACAGTCATGGCATCGATGCGGATCGTAGTCTCTTTGCGAGTGGCAACGTAGATGTCAGCAATATCCTGAACTTGAGCATCTGTCTGTGCAATCAGATTATCTACGTTCATGCCATGAGGAAAGTATTTAGCGATGGAGTCAGAATCAGTTGCTGTGACCTGATTGCCGCCTACTCTAATCATTGACGCGCTATTAATGATGAGCTTGTCATCGAAGGCGAACTTAAGATTGGCGTAAGGAATACCAGTAGTCTGATTGAACTCAATAGGCGTAGTTGCTAGAGAGGAGACAACATCGTTGCGATCCTTGAACTCGGCAGTCCCGTCCGGCCGAATAAAGAATGCGCCCTGCTCGGTAAACTCTGCAACCTGTATGGCTGAAAGGCTAGAGCGTGTAGTGTCTGGATCAGCCTGGCAGGTAGTAGAGCCTGTGTCGATGACGCGCAAAGTTGCAGGGAAGTCCACTTGATCGAGGATCTTACCTATGCGAGTGCCTGTGGTCTGACCAGCTCCTGAATCTGCAATTGTCTTGACGTTAGCCATAGCCAATAAACGGAAGGCGTCAGAGCAAAGAATATCGACGTATCCTGTCTCCTGCCCTATCGGGTAATAGTATTTGTAATCTTGGACATAACCTGAAAATAGGAATTGCTGTGTGGTTGCAGTAGTTGCAGCTACACGGATCTTGCGCAATGGAGTGAGATAGCCAAAGTAAGGGCTGGACGTATTTTGAGGGTTAAAATACGAGTCAGGATCAAGCACACGGACTGTGCAACTGCCAGCCTCATAAGTATCACGCATGATGTTGCGGCCACGTCTGATCGTAATTTGACGAGTGACGCTACTAAGGTCGACGACAGGCTCTGGAACTGCACTAGCTGCAAATTGTGATGTGCCAATAATGCCATTCTGCGCGTCGCCAATGATGAAGCCGTTGAAGCCGAAGGTAGCACCCTGGCTAAAGTCGAAGGAGACCGAGATCGTGGCTGGAAGACTCATGCTGGGATGAAGCCTGCTGCTGCGAATCGGTTAGTTCGGTTGACTGTGTTAAACGATCCAGAAAGTGAATCGTTGGTCTGTTGTTGCGTAATTACTGCGGCTACATCTTCTCCAGCAACCTCGACCTTTACATTCACGACAGGCGCTGGATTAACTCCTGCGACCACGCCAGCAGGCAGGCCACCTTGTTGCCCGAAGGTTGGTGGCATTGCATAGGCAGGTGGTACAAAATTTGGTACAGGTGTGCCTAACATGTTCCCACCAAAATCAAGTTTAGGAACTGACCATTCCGAGAAAGGATTAGGTGCTTTAGGAGTAGCAAGCAAGGCTAGACGTAACTCGTTATTGCGCTTGATAGCTGCATCAAGTTGATCCGAGATGCTTGTGGCTAGGGTTGCATTGCCATCAAGCAAAGCTTTTTGCAAGTTTAGAGATAGGCGATCGGTTTCGCTAATCTGACCTTTAAGAGCTGCTTCGATACCGATGGCTTCAAGGTTGAGAGTCTTCGATGCCTTCTGTAAGGCTAATGACTTTTTCTGAGTATCAAGGGTCTTCTTCTGAAGTGCTGCTAACTCACGGGCGCGCTTGGCTGCCGCCGCTTCTGCATTCTTACGAGCTGCAATCTGCGCAGATGTTTCATAGATACCCATAGGTTGTGAACCCAGGTAGCCGCTTGATGGCATGTTACGTCTAAACTTGGCCGCCTTCTCTGCTGCCTCGATGGCGGCTAGAGCATTCTTTTCATAGTCGTCAAAAGGATTGAAACTAGCAAGGATGGCACGATCGCTAGTAAGGACGTATAACTTCTGGAATCCAAATACTACTGCTGAGACTGTATCTGCAATCTTCGTTGCAAGGGTATCGATCTGGTTTACGAATTGTGTTGTGTCGCCTGCCGCGAATACTGAAACGAGGGACTCGACCAATGACTTACCGATTGTCTCGCTTGCCTCGCCTGCAGCGGTTGTGATGAGCTGTAACTTGCCAGCATAAGTAGTCAAGAATTCTGCACTAGCGCCAGAGAATTGTTTATTAAGTCGTTCTTGAACATCTGCGAACTTCATGGTCTTGAGTTCGGCTTGAGAAAGTCCTAGTGAATACTTGCGAAGTCCACGAGTCTGACCAACGTAGGCCATGCTTAAGTCATTGACAACTGTCTCATAATCGACGCCAGATCCGGCGGCGATGTCGGTTGCCTGAGTAAGTAACTCTTGAGCCTTAGTAACCGAGCCAGTAGTCTGCAATAAACGCTGCATCGCTGGACGTAATTGATCATCGGTAACGCCAGACATCCTTGAAAGATCAGAAATATAACGCTCGATGCGTGGAGTCTCAAACTCTAGTCCAAGATTCTTAACGGCTAGGGCAAGGCGATTGGCCGCTTTCTCATCTTCGATGAATGCCTTCGATGCGTTCTTAGCAAACTTGAGAAGCTGCTGTGCCCCAAATACTGCGAGAAGACTTTTGCCTAATCGCTTTACTCCCTTATCTAGGGCGCTAACGCTTTTGCTCGTGTCGCCGAGTGCTTTCTTACCTTTATTCTCGACGACAATCGGAATCCGTAACTCAGCCATTGTTATTGCCTTTCGCGTTAAACTTAGCGGCGGCCTTCTCTAACGCTCGGATAACTCCGAGCTTGGCCTTGCCTTGATCCTGGTCGTAAGCCTTAAACATTGCACGACCTTGCATCTTGTTACGGCCAGCAAATGAACCTTGAAATCTTGGTGAGAAGTTGCCAGTCATTCCAGACTTGCGACCAGCAGTCTCAACGATTGCGCCTGCCGCCGTCTTGTTATGGATCGATACGGACTGCACCCATCCCTGGCGATTAGGCTTGGTAGGTGTGAGCTTGTAGCCAATCCCTCGACGAGCCTCTGCGGTATCGTACATCGGGAACTTGGCGGTCTTTACTTCATGCTTTACGAATCCAGATGGAGCCTCTGCGTTAGATGGAAGAAATCCTCTAGCCTTTTTTACTACTGGCTTAAGGAATCCGACCATCTCATCACGAGTCTCTTTGTCAAGGTCAGGCGAGAATTGCTTGAGAGCCTTGCGAAGCGCATTAGCGCCTTTTAGCTCTGTAGGCATCTGCCTGCTCCTTTGCTCTATCCTTCAGCGCTTTAAGTAGCATCTGAAGCATCGATGAATCTAGATCGATTAAAGATTGTGGAGGGATAGCAGTCTCAATGCTCAATCGAGCGATGAGATAGTGGATGCTATCCCTGCCTAAGCCAAAGGGTCTGACTCTGCGACCTCAACGCTTTTAAGGCTGTCAAGGAAGTCATTGCCGAATGGCTTGACTGTGGTTCCACCTAACCTAAGGCCTTCCCATGCAAGCCAATAGACATCCGATTGCTTTTCATCATCGCGAAACGCTTTGTGAAATCCCTTTTTTGCATATAGCTCGAACGCATACTCTAATCGAGGAGTGATCTCGATCTCGGTGACTGTGTTGTCTGCCATCGTGACTATTAACTTTGCCATGCTGTGCCCCTTTGTTTAGTTTCTTAGAATGTGCCTGTAGTGGCTACTACTGTAGTACCTGAGACGTTAAATGTCAGGCTCTGCACTGCAAGATCAGCAACTGAACCATTGATATCGGTTGTGCCGTTGATCAAGCATGTCATTGTGTAGAGAGGGTTAGTCGCAGATACTGCGGTGCCCTTTTCCTGAAGTAGGACTACTGTGACGTTAGTTCCCCACGCAGCTTGCAAAGTCTGTAGGACGTTCGCTGTTGCTGTGTCGTTAAGGAAGTCGATTGTGACTGATGATGCCTCAAGGCCTTTAACGAACTTGTGTCCGCCATCGCCCATCGCTGTTACTTCAAGCTCATCAAAAGTGCGGTTAAGTGTTACTGCGGTAACGTGGTCTGAAAGATCGACAGTGTTAATCTTCACGCCGACCTTGTTGTTTAGAAATACAGCCATGAGATTATTCCTCGTCTTTCTTAGTAGTTACTGGCTTAGGTGTTGATGGTGCTACCTGCCCGATCTTGATCAGGAAGGCTTCTTGCTCTTTTTCCCACTCGGACATTTTAGCTCCAACTCGTTAGGACTGAGATATTGATATTGCATGTAAGTAGATCACCTGAAGCGGCACTGAGAACCGCCGGGGCGGATACATCCGTGACGTTATAGGTGTAAGAAGATGCAGCGAGCAGGTTAAATACCCGAACGATGTT